AAAAACTTGCAAAACTAGAAAAATGAGAAATTTCAAGGTCATTAAAGACGGTATGGACGTAGGCGCACTGGCTCTGGCTATCGCGATGGAGCCCGATCTCTGGACCGCCGACACATTCCTGCGCAACTATCCGCAAGGTCCATTCGGCGATACCGACACGATCATGCTCCGTTTCCCGAAGATCCAGACCGGGATGACCGAGAAGCAGATCGAGAAGTACAAGACGAACAAGCTAGCCGGGTATGACCAGCATGAGGCTATCGCGTGGCCGGCGTGGGATAAGCTGACTTCGGCGCATCCGTTCGTGTTCGATCTGGCGCGGTTCGTGGAGGCGACGCGGATTGGCCGTGTGATGATTAACCGTATCCGCCCGGGTGGCCGTATCTTCCGCCATGCTGACACACCGGAGCACGTTGCGTACTGGCGTAGGTTCCATCTCGTGATTCAGGGGCAACCAGGCGCCGTGATCTTCTGCGGCGAGGAAAAGGACGGCAGCAAGGATGAAACGTTGCAGATGCAGACAGGACGGCTCTTTTGGTTCAACAATGCGCTAGAGCACGAAGTTCGCAATGAATCTTCTGTCGATCGCTTGAGTATGGTGATAGATTTACGGGTGTGAGAGTGAAAACAGATGCAGACGAGGCACAGCGAGGCGTGGTGGTTAGCTCGCCCGGCGATTGAAGGTTCGATTCCTTATCCTATGACTCTGCGTTGAACCGGGCTACTCTCACACCCTATTCCAATGGTTGACCGTAGGAATGATCCGCACGTTAGCCACTAGGTTCGCCTGCTTCGTGCGGTACTCAGCCACGCTCTTGAACTGTGACATGGCGATAGCGGTGTAACGGAACGAGTCTGAAGCGTGCGAGTGCTCATCGTGCTGAGGATGCCCAGCCTTGTTTCGCGAATACCGGCGAAGATGTTCTAGCAGAACGTCGCAGCGATCAGAGATAAACGCCGTTTTGAGCGCCGCACGAGCGGTCTGGATGCCCGTTTCAACCGGAAGCATCGGCACGATCTGCACCGGCCAACCGTAAGACTTCATCAGCGATTCTGAAGACATGCCGGTATGCAAGGACCGAGCTCGGCCATCATGCGGCAACCAGACGGTTGCATGCTTCCAACCGTTGTTTATGAGCCAATCGCTGTAATCCTTCAGCGCTAGCCCGTGATCCTCATGGAAATCAAGAATACGTAATCCGCTGATATCGGCTTGAGCGATTGTGATAGATGTTAGATCGGCAACACCCAGGTCGAATATGGCGTGAGTTGTCAGGACTGGGTCTTCCGCAATAGGGCGAATACGCTTAGCGACCGACAGCATGTGCATCTCTTTGGCATAAATTGCCCCAGACGTTGCCGACATCGGGACACCCTCCCAGATATGCTCATACCGGTCTGGGTCATCCGCCAAAGAGCGCAACCTTTCAGCTTCCAGCGCCGCATTCCAAAATGGGTTCTTATCCCAATTAACTTGGATCACACGGGCGTTATGCGGAGGCTTTGCAATGAACGTTTTGTAGACTGGATCCGTGTCCATTTCCGGGTTCATCGTCATGATGATCTCGGACGTATCCTTACGGATGGTCGGAAGCAAAAGGTCTAGAGAACGTTGCGACAGCGCTTGCGCTTCCTCTACCCAAACAATATCAATGTTGTCAAGAGACTTGATAGAGTCTGCAGTAATGTCGCTCAGGCCACGGAAAATTACCTTGCTCCCGTTGGCTGCATTGATCTCTTTCTTCTGAACGTCGAAGAACGAATTAAGACCCATGTCTGCGATTCTCGACGCCAACATGGACTTCACAGATTCTTCAATCGACTGCTGGATTTCCCGACAGCAAAGTATTCTTAGCGGGGATGATGCGGCCCTGATCGGTAAAGCGGTCCCTACCGACATGGATTTAGCAGAACCACGTCCACCATGCAGGATGGTATAGCGCGGCCCTTGCGTCAGCAGGCATTCAGCCCATTCCGGTAACGATACTTCGCTCATGCGCCGACAGCCGGCCGGTTAGAGACGTGAACGGGAGCCGCAGCAGGAGCCGGAGCATTACCAGCCGTCAACTGCTGCGCGTTCGGATCAGGGGCCATCTGTTGTGTACCGTGAAGCGCATTCAGCCCAGGAGTCGGCGCCACATTACCACTGGCGAGCGCTGCATCAACCTTTGCTCCCCCAGGCTGTTGCGGCTGACTCTGGCTGATCTGATCTGCTTGACCGCCAACCTTCGCTTGGATCTGCGCCAGCATTTGCATGATCTGCGAGAGATTAGAAGCGTTCGTATCCGATACAGCTTGCGCAGCCTTGGCCTGATTGAGTTCAGCAGTGGAGAGAGCCTGCACAGCAGCCGCTTGAGCCTTGGTCGCATTCGCATCCGACTCTTTCGCCTGAGCCGTAAGCGCGACCGTCTGAGCATCAGGCGGGGCATTCGCTGCGGCTTGCTTCTCGGCGTCCAGTTCCTTTTGCTCTTCGTCGGTCGGTTTAACCACGCCAGCCTGAACGAGTTGCTTGCGGGAATATTCAGCGAGGTCTTCCATACCCTCACCGTCAAGATTCCTAACTAACGTGTTCACGACAAGTTGCTGCATTTGCGGATCGAGAATGGCCGGCAACAGTTTCACCAGCGTATTCACCGTTGAATCCTTACGGCTGTTGAATGCGGGCCCAACGTCTACGAACACATCCAGCCCGAGCGTGAAGGCGCGGGACATTTGCGGCTCACCGTCATCATTGAGCGACGGAACATTGATAGCAGTCGATTCAGGCGAACCATCCTCGCCATTGGATGCAAACTTGCGGTTTTCTTCCGTGTAGATATCAGCCGCCATCGACAGATAAATCTTGCCGCATCGTTGAAGGGCACGCGACATGTTGTCGATAAAGATGTAGACCTGCATGTCCTGGTGCGCCTGCACACGACTTACCAGCGCATCGGACGTGTTGGAATTGACGTTATCCGCTGCTAGGTCGCCGCCCGTTACATCCAGCATGTCGGCGGTCATGGCCTGAATCAGACCGGCCAGCGCAGGCGGGACGTCAGGGTTCTTCAGGAATCCGACAGGACCGGAAACGGTCTGTGATCCGTCGGAGCCTGTGATCGCGTTGATTAGTTCATATGGGGTGTTCGAGACGACGCTGTTAGCCCAATGTAGCTCGTGACCGGCTACCTGCTCAGGCGTGAAGATCGGCTTCTCGCGCGGCGTGAATGCGGTAATGTCTGCAAGCGTGCTGATCTGCATGTTGTACAGGCGTTGCGAGTCCTTGGCGAGCCGTACCGCACCCTGAAACCGCTCGATACCGTCGATGATCTGGCGAATGCCAAACACGACAACGATAGGGATTTCTGACCCTGCGATGTAGCCGCAGTCTTTCAGGACACCGCAGCCATCCAAAAAATACTTACGCACGCGCTTACGGTTACGCTTGCCGCTACGGGCCTTGATATAACCGACTGACTTCCAATGCGCTTCCTGTTCCGCAGCTTCCTCGCGTGAGTCAGCATCAATCCCGGCATAGACCTTCTGTTCGAGGCCTGAATGCGGTTCCTTCCATACCGAGTATTCCTCGACCTTCTTTTCTACCTCGTAATATTCGCCGACGTACACCTGATCGTTCGTGAACCAGTCAAACTGCTTGAGCGAGCGCACCATCTTGAAGCTAGACGGACGCGTTTCGAGCTCGACAGCATCACCAAGATACTGATCCGTGTAGGTGTCCCAACTAATCGGATTAAGCACAATGCACCACATGGCATCCGACTTGTCCAGCTTGCGACTGTTCGGGTCGAAGAAAACGCTGATATCTGCATCGTTGATCGGCTCGAAAATGATCCGTTGTGGCGTGTCGTCGTCCAGTTCCGTTTCTGCGCGATGGTCATAGTCGTTCGTGAGACGCCATGCTCCGATCCCACCGGCTACAGCTTCCTCGAATGCCGACACATACACGTCCTGCGCGCCGCTGTACTGTTCATCGGAGCGATAGACGATCCGGAGCGCGTCAAGATCATCCTGGCGGCTATCGTCATCACTCGACCTGAAGTTGACTGTCATCGCATTAGCGCGATACTCCGAGACGATCCGGCGAACTGCTTTCTGTACCTTGTTGACGACGAAACGTGGACGATTCTCGAATTGAGAGCCGAGGCCACCGGACCATTGGGCGCCGTCTACAAAGGCGAAGCGTCGGTCTTCAAGGGCTGCCAGGCGAATCTGCTGTTGCGGCCCATATGCTCGGTCAAAGCACGCCGTAGCCTTTTCCCATACTTTCGCCCAGCGGTCTTGTTTAGTCAGAGCCATTTGCACCACTTCCGTTCGATAGGTTCAAAGCCCCGGCGCTCGAACAGAGCGGTTGCAGGGAATGCTAGTTTCTCGCCAGCCATGAAACACTTCACGCCGCGCCGCTTTAGCTCGTTCTCGACAGCATCGAACAGTTGTAGGCCATGCATAGCACCGCGCATGCTCCGTTCCACGTAGAAAATGTCGCCAACGGCTTCTGGACAATCTTGGTAGTGGATACTTGGCCGCACGAAAGCTACGAAGTAAGCCACAATCCTTCCTTCAAGGCGCCCTATGAGCATCATTAACTGGTCAGCGTTCTGAGCTGCCTCATACATCGCCATGTTCGGCTTCAGGTCATAGCCCATATGCTTGTGTAGGCTGATTTCGTCGTAATGCTCATGCAGCAGCGGCAATAACTCTGCGTACACGTCCTGGAATCGCTCGACACTGAATACGGGCTTCATAGTTGTCCTAACGACGGCTGTTAAACTGATTTGCAGTAGTTGCACCGGCCACATACCCTACCTTTCGGGTCAATTGCTCGATAAACAGACGCCGAGCGGCGAGCGATTCATAGTTCCGGAGCGCTGCCGCCAGTAGTTTACCGTTAGAAAGCAACTTGGCCGCGTTCTCACCGGTGATGTTTGCAGTTTTCTGAGTGATAGCCTTTATCAGTGCCGGCGCGACTATGCCTACCGCAGCACCCGCCCCCATACCTACCAACCCGGCAGCGGAGCCAATGGAGCCACCAACTAGAGTTTGCACGGCTCGATCTTTTATCGCAGCGCCGATGTTTCCTGCGAAACGGGTGCCCATACTAAAGTTCTGCTTGGTTTCTGACCCCGTAATCTTGCCTATTTTTGCGTATGCAGTCGTTTGGTTGTGCAAATCTTCGGCCACCTTGCCGAACTGCGCTGCGTCTTCAGCCGACATGTGCGGCGCGTACTTGTCGGTCGCATTTCGGAATGTGCCACGGTTGAATTCCGTCTGGCCTGCGGCATTCAGGTTGCGCTCTTG